ACCAACACTTGTATTTTCTATTAAAACTTCATCACCAACTGAGAATGGGAAAATATCACTAAATCCTGTGTTAAATCCAACAGTAACATCTTTGGTTGTTGAATTGTAGGAGATCGTACTTATCCCAACACCATTTGAATTATTAATTGGAATAATTGTTGGAATAGTATTATACATTCCATAAGTATTCTTAATAATTTTTACAGATGTCTCCCCAATTTCATATCTTAAATCAACATCATCAACAATTTTTTTAGTAAATCCATCAAGTACAACTAATCCCGGATTAGTGAGGTAATTCTTGCCTGCGGATAAAATATTGATACTCTCAAAAGATGTTAAAGGTTCTATCTGAATTATTTCTGGAAGATTGAGGGTAGGGCTGAGAGTAAGATCTGTTGGATAATCGAATCCAATATTTTCAATTTCCTCTTTAACGATTGAACCGATTGAGTTGCTGGTAACTTCAAAAATTGATCCAGATCCATACTTTGTAGTTACAGTACTAATACCTGGGGTGAATTCGTAATTAGAACCCCCATCAATAATATCAACTTTAGATATTGGTCCATAAGCAGTTAGTGACTTAGTATCATAATATAAGTTTGCACTTGATTGATTATATGAACTGTTTTCTGGATATTCAAACAAATTAAACGTAAAAGTATTTGTAGTGCCAATACCAGTTACTCTTTGTTGCCCAGTATATTTGCTATCGATTAAATTAATTTGATTATGATTATAAACATCAGTATCAATAACTATTTGCTTCTTGATATCATTAATTAGATCTTCATTTATATTTTCTAATCTGTAGTATAAGTTACTTGGAACATTATCATTTAATAATATTGAAACCTTTGCACTTGAGTCAATACCAACTCTGCCACTCTTAACTATTTCAAAGTTTTTAGTGGTTCCGGTTCCTTCGAATTTATATTTGTATTCGGGGTCATTATAAAAATTCAGATCAAATGCGGAATATAAAGTAGATCCGCTTAGATATGATAGTGAAGAGTCTGAAAGATCAAAGATGATTACTTTATTCTTGTAAACATTTATCTGTGGGTTAATTGAAGATAGACTTCCGTCCGAAGAACTTGTTATATCAATATAATTTGGAATATTTAAATATAAATCGTATCTTGAAGCGCAAAGGCGTACTTTATTTTTTGTATAATACAAAATATAATATATTCCTTCATTCAACAATCCTCCAGATGGAGATGCTGAAGTATAAATTACCTTATCTCCAGTTTCAAATCCGTGGTTTTCTATGTAAATCGTATCTTCTGTGGTATCGATATCAATAGAATTGAATGTTTTTGATTTGAATACAGATCTTCTATTAACATCACTATATTTTACATCAATAGTTTCTGCATCTTTAGGGACAGAAACCATATCGATAAAATCTCCTACAGAGAGACCATGAGTTGATGATGTAGAAACAGTTACAATATTTTTTGAAACATCGCCAAGAATAGATTCTCTCTTTGTAGTAAAACTATGATAATCACCTGTACCAAAATTTCTAAAGAAGAGTAATCCAGCTGAGTTTGTTGTTCCGATACCGACAAAACCAGTGCTTCCAAGACCAACCTTAACAGTAGAAACACCTATGAAATTATTTGATATGTTTGCAACATACAAATCTTGAGTTTGAGGTAGAGCAAATGATGAAGTTCCATCAAATACTAAAATTTCAGAACCACCATTTGCAGAATATGTTACTTTTTCCCCAGTTGACAATCTATGATTCGGTAAGAAAATTGATCCTGAAGGCACAAATATCTGGGTTAATCCTATACCAGGAGTTGAAAATACGACCCTAGTTCCAATACCAGCTACTGCTCTTGTACCAATACCTACAGATTCTTTTGGATTAAAGTAAATTTCTTTATTTGATGAATATGATACGTCAGTCTTAAATCCAGTATTAATCGTAAACTTTCTAGGATGTTCAAATAAAGCAGTTGACGCACTATACGCAGAACTTACCGTTGAATCATATTCTCTTAAAACTCTAATTCTTCCCGATGCAGACTCTACATTTAAAACTTTTACTTTTTCTTGAGTACCTATTCCTAAAATATCATTTTCTCTAATATTTGGGAATCTCAATGGACCAGAAACATAAAAATAGGTTGCTATTCCTGTTACTCCAATTGTAGATATTCCTAAAGTCGTGACAAAAATATCACTCTTTACGCCAATACTATAATTTCCTTCTATCTTGGAGAAATACGTGTTTATACCAGATACATTAAGCAATTCAAGATTTTTTAATCCATGTGGTACATCAACAAATCCAAGTATTTGTCCAGAATTATTTGCGGTTTCAAATTCTACAGCAGAAAATGAAGTTGTGGATGTACTTACGTTAGTGACATCTTTTCCAAAAACTTTTGCTACTCTTGCTGCAGCATTTTTTCCACCAGTTTGTGAGTTATCAAAAACTAATCTATCTCCGACATTATAATTTGTACCACCTGTCAAAATTCCAATATTTTCTACCCTGCCTTTTGCTGCAGAATTTATATTTACTGTTTGGTTTTTAACTTTATCTGGATTGAAAATATAGTTATATGAACTATTAGTGCTCTTTAGAGCATAGTTGAAGGTGCTTCTAAACCATTTAAAGTTGTCGAAGGCATAATCATCCTGATTTGATTCTTTGGAGAAATTAAACTCATTTGGTTTAGAATAAAATTTTCTTCCGATAAAGTATGGATATACTGGTCTTTTATATCCTTTAAAAGGTCCATCAGTATCTGGAGAACTAGAACTAATTGTTGAGAAATATGCATAAACTCCATTTGGAAAATCTGGAGTTATGCAGAATCTGCCATTATGTTCATCCAGATCACCAGATCCTTTAAATTCATAATCCTCATTAAAGAATCCTTGAGGGAAATATGATAGAGGTGGTCTATTTGATCTTGAAACTAATTCATAACCAGACAACATTGCCTTTGCAGATCCACCAGTTGGTGATGAATATCCATGAGGTCCGTAAATTGGATTTCCGTCATATGCCCACCCAATTATTGGAGAATGATATGATGATGATACTTCTTCATTATTAACTTTTCTTAAATCAGAAATTCCATAAAGAGTTAAATCTTTGGTGGAATCATCACCACCTTGTGCCTTTGCGTATAATGACTCTCTAAGATTTCTTGGAGCGTATAAGTGACAATATTGCAAACCATAAGAATCTCTATCTGATAGTGTTACTATCCCATCATCACTATTAATGGTGTTAAAGTATTTTTGGAACAGATTAACTGTCCACTTTTGAATATCAGCATATAATTTACAATTACTACCAGCAGGCATAACTTCTATTGAAGTACCTTCATCATATCCTATGCCACCATTCATAACTTTAACTTCAATTAGTTGACCATTTTCAACAATAGGAGTTAACTTTGCATAATTTCCTTTACCAGAAATCACTAGATCTGGAGGACTGTTATAACCAGATCCAGTTCTTGAAACCAGTACTTCTACAATTTTTCCTCGATTATCAACAATTGCAATTAATTTTGCACCATCTCCACTTCTTAGATCAAAAGAAGGTTGTCTATTGTAATTAATTACTTCTCCATCACCATAATTAGATCCATTTGATGTTGTCTGTACAGATTCGACTTCCCCTCTAAAGATTGGTTGAATCTTCGCAGAAAAGTCTTGACCTGATAAAGTAGATATTCCAATATTACCAGTTACTCTTATGGTGATTGGGGGATAATTAAAGGAATGAGTGCCTGAACCAGTAGAACTTAGATTTATAAATTGATCAGTATCTAAGAAATAAGTTTTAGAATCTGTTCCCAATCCAACAGGAGCTAATTTAAATGAATTCTCATCTATTTTCTTTACAAGATATTGAGAAGATGTATTGATTCCACCAATTACTGATCCACTAGTAGAATATATAATTTCTTCACCGGTTTGATAACCATGAGATTCAATATTGATTGTGCTTAGTGAAGTATTAATTCCCGAGATTTGAACCGTTCTTTGCTTATTTTGATATCCTTCTCCAGAATTTGTTACAACAATATCTGATATTATTTCTTTTTTAGAAGCAGATTTGAATCTATGAATTCCCGTTCCATAATCACTTATGTTGACCGTGTTTATTCCAGATATTGCCTCATTTTCTTTTTCGTGTAGTTTTATATTAAATCCATCAATAACAGAAACATAGTAGGATGCTTCCGTTGTCAATCCTACGATTCCGCTTTGACCGTCTGTTAGATAGATTACTCTTTCATAATCTCTAAACCTATGGTATGTGGAAAAACCAATTGTATCCGTAAAAGGATTTACATTGGATGAAGTTGACTGTGAATTAAAAAATACGTTATGATCGACAGAAGACATATTAACTTCAGCCGATGCATTTTTGCCATTACCTCCAGTAATAGTAATTGTTGGCCTATTAATATAATCAAAACCAGAATCAATTATTTCTATTCTTTGCAGTGATCCATTTACAGCACAAATTCCACTTGCACCAACTCCATTTGAATCTGATACCTCCAGAACAGGTGGATTAATTACGTCATAACCACTTCCAGGGGAAGATACAACTACATTATTAATCTGCCCATAAAAAACAGTTTCAGTTGATTTATAATTTAAAATTTCTACACCATTTACTAATATTCCAATTTTTCCGGGATCTGTTTCATAATCCCCACTCTTATTGATAGGTTGTTTTAACTCTCTTAATATATTTTGTGATTGTAAATTTTTATTGGCAAAATCATAATATGTAAAAGAATTTGAATCTACAGTCCCAGATACTGAAATAAAAATACCATCAGCAATGTTAGAGGGACTCTTAGATAAACTTATTCTAGTTGAATCAACTCTCTTTACATAATAGAGACCTTCAACAAGTTCAGGAAACTTGCTTGTTGTTTTTGTTACAACTTGTTCCCCATCACCATCAATTATTGTAGTGGTAATTACATTCGGTGAATAATAAACTTTATCGCCAGTATAGAAACCGTGATCAGAACCATTTGTTATTTGTAAAACATTTCCACTAAAAGATCCAGAAAATACAACTTTTCTATTATATGGATTCAAAAGTTCATCATTATAAAATGGAATTGAAGAAGATGCTACTAATACTTCATCCGAATAATTTGTATATACATTCTGAACGTTCGCTGTATTATTGTTAAGATATGAATATAGTGAAGAGTTTGGTTTTGCAATATATCTATCTACAAAATATGTTAGATTTGAGTTTAGTTGACCTTGACCCCTAATAGAAAATCTTTTTTCATCTAAAATGTCTATAACAAAGGCATCAACTGATACAGATGAACTGTCAGTAACTTTTAATTTATCGCCAATTCTAAAGTTATGTGAATCAAATAACGTTACATCATAAGTAAAGTTGGACGCATCCTGTAAAATAAAAGAACTTACCTTGAATGTATTCGCTATATTATCTACCCAGTTGCTTCTTCTAGTAGATTCTGAAGAAATGCCAAGTGTCTTAATTCTGGCAGTATCATTTTTTGAGAAGAGGTATGTATTATCTGGAAGAACAACTTCACTAAGAACCGATCCTATTCTTACCTTAATTTGATTTTCAGTTGTGATTCCAGGATATCCATATGCATAGACATCTAGTTTTATTTCCTCTTCTGATGATATTGTAGATAAAATGTTTGTTACATTATAAAATTGTGTTACTGACTTTCCAGAGTAGGTTAATGTTGCTTCAGTTCCATTAGAATATGTTGTTAGTAGGGTGCCTGAAGTTGGAAATCCTACTGTTGAATCAACATCAATTACGGTTGAACCTGATGTTGTTTCGGATATTATTCTTGTTTTTGGGTGTGATGCAAAGTTTCCGTATACTGAGCCTTCTAGAATAATATCTTTATCATAATCAGAATCAAAACTAAATTTAAAATATTCTTTTCCACCCAAAAATATTTTTTCTACATCAGTTATTGATGCATAAGAATTTTCAATTCCATATTCTGTATATTCATTTTGATATAAAGTCTTATTTAAAAGATCTAATGGGTTCCCAGATATTGCCTCAACTACCAAATCCTTGGTTCTTCTGTAACCAGCATCAGATGGTCTAAAAAGATAATCTCTTGGTTTAATAATCTCTACCTTTTCCCCATAGAGAGCGCCGAAAAGAATCTTAAAAGAATTATCAGTTCCTTTTGAATTGTAAAAATCTTTTGATTGTGTTATGAATAATTTTTGATTTAAATCAGAATCTAGATTTCTATCAGAAAAACCAGGTAAAAATTGATTTTTTATTTTTTGTAAAAATTCTTGTAAAAATAAGAAACTTAGGTTATAGACTGTTGCCCCAGCAGAGTGATCAGATGCAACTGATGTTGAGAATACCAACTCATCTGGATTATTTGTTTTTGAATATGAAGTTACGCCACTAAAACCACGCACACAACCCTCAAAGGTGGTAAGAGTTTTATTTGTGTATGTAATTATTTCATCATCAATTTTAATAATCCCATATCGCTCAGGGAAATACCTTGTAAAAGTACTTTCAGTTACAGTAATTGTAGTATCTACAAATGTTATGTCAGATAATAATACAGTAGATTCTATGGATGAAAAAATATTATCTAGTTTGATGTGATTATCAATATTTTGAATTATATCTGCAGCAGAACCTGGATATTCTTGCGAAACATAATACTGCTTTAAGAATTCGACAAGAAGTGGAGATTCCTCACTAATAAAATTAGGAATCTGGTTTTCGATGATAGATTGGACTTTTACTCTGGTTTCTGACATATTTTTATTATCTTACGTAGACTCCGTTTGAATAACTTGAGGAAACAATGTAATTGGTTCCAGAAATATCAGCACCAGAAGATATACTATCTGATACCATATTAATTAATGTGTTATTAATATCTAGTTGCAAATAAAGATCCTGTAATCCTATAACATCATTTGAATACGGTGATGTTGATATTTCAATGATTGGGGTTCCTCGATTAATATTTGTAGAGATTATGTTGATTGGATACAACTTAATCTCCCCTTTTACGTAGTCAATTGTTCCAACATTTTTCTTGACAATTTGAGGTTCTGTTGGAGAATTTAACTTGAATATATTGATCGTGCCAGTTTCGAGGTTTGAATCGGGAATATCCGATAGATAAACCGTATCAGATATACCACTAACTCTAAATCCAGATGACTTTATATTATATCCATTTGGGTTTTTAATATGAAATCTATTTCCAAAACAAATTTCATATTCTGCAAATGTATTTACAGATGCTCTTAAATCTCTTCTAATAATTATATTTGTTATGTTTGAAGTAATAGATTCATGACTTTGGTCAATCAACCTT